TTAGTTCAAAAGGTTGGATAACTATTTATCTAAAAACGGATTATTTAAAAACGACCCGATTTATGCAAGGATAGCCGTGAGGGCTTACGAAGCAATTAAAAAAGACTCCCAGAAAAACACAAATAAAAAAGACCCTAATGTAGAGCATTCGCAAAAGTGGTTTAAAAATCAATCACCATACTTTATGCAACTTATAAGGCAAGCATTCGAAGGAAAGTAAACAATTTAATCACAATAAAATCAAAGCCATGAGTAAAAGAAAAAGAACAAAGCAGAAAAGACATTACTACGTGTCACGTGGAGGAATCCGTCTTTAAAATCCAAAAATCCAATATCCTAAAAAAACCGCCTCCCCTTTAGGGGACGGGAGAGGTGAATATTCTTAACCTTAAAAATCAAAAAAATGCTACAAAAAATTTTCGGCTCTGGACAAAAGCCACCAGAAAAAACCGAGCAACAATTAATCCAGAAGGAACTCGCAAAGCATGACGAGGACTTCGAAAAAGCTAAAGCAGAATATCAAAAGGCTGCTGAAAATCTAAGAAAAGCTACCTACAAACTTTATGAGGTACAGTTCAAACAATCAATTTTAAAATCACAACTAAAACAAACAATCAATGAAACAGAATCTGTTTAACACCGTAAAAATGACACATGTACAGTCGAATATGTTCGACCTTTCACATGATGTTAAACTATCCTGTAACATGGGAGATTTAGTTCCCATATTAGTTATGGATTGCGTACCAGGAGATAAAATAAACATTTCAGCGGAAGCAATGATTAGATTAGCCCCAATGATTGCACCAGTAATGCACAAGATGGATGTTACAATGCATTTCTTCTTTGTACCTAACCGTATAATCTGGCCAAACTGGGAAAAGTATATCACCAATACTAAACTTGAAGATACAAACCTATTACCTGCATTTCCCGTAATACAAGTAAAAGGAGACGGAGAAAATTACACACTACTCCATGACTACTTAGGAATTCCAAACCCTTCAACAATACCTGACGCCGGCGAAGCAGAAACAGTAAGTGCTTTACCATTCTACGCATACAACAAAATTTATTCAGAATATTACAGAGACCAAAACCTAATACCTGAAAATGCAATAGCACTAACTGCAACGGATGGCTTAAATACTGTAAATTTCGACATTCTCAAACGAGCATGGGAACATGATTACTTTACAAGTTGCCTACCATTCGCACAAAAAGGAGATTCAGTTGAAATACCACTCGGTGACGTAGTACTCAAAGATGATTGGAATATACAAGGATTAAAACCATTTTTTGCACAAAATTCTGCAATAGATTGGGCAATAGGTAATATTCAAAATGTTGGTGCAACTGTACCCGATAGAGAAATTAACATACAAGGACAGACAGCACCTGCAGCTTACAATCCTATGGGTACTTTAACAACACAAGCAACAACCATTAACGATTTACGCAGGGCATTCAGACTTCAGGAATGGTTAGAAAAAAACGCACGAGGTGGTACACGATACAACGAAAGTATTTTAATGCACTTCGGTATAAAAACATCAGATGCACGCTTACAACGTCCAGAATACATAACTGGATTAAAAGCACCCATTCAAATAAGTGAGGTACTTAACACAACTGGAACAGAAAATGCCCCTCAGGGTGATATGTCTGGCCATGGTATTGCATACGTGACAGGTAACAATTCATCATACTTTTGCGAGGAACACGGATACATTATCGGTATAATGAACATTCAACCCATACCAGCATATTTCCAAGGATTAGACAGACACTGGTTAAAAACAACAGACCCCACAGAATTCTTTTGGCCTTCATTTGCACACCTTGGAGAACAAGAGATTTACAATTCAGAACTTTACGCATACAGAGCGCAAGGCAGGGAGACTTTCGGATACCTTCCAAGATATGCAGAGTACAAATTTATGAGCAACAGAGTAGCAGGAGACTTCCGAACTACCTTAAAATTTTGGCACATGGCCCGAGAATTCGAAACCATGCCACAACTCAATGAAGAGTTTGTGACGGCCAACCCAACAAAGAGAATATTCGCAGTTGAAGACCCGGAAGCACAGCCATTATGGTGCCACGTATATAACTACATTAAAGCCGTGCGAAAAATGCCGAAATTCGGCACTCCTTCGTTCTAATGTGTTTATCACCATGGTTAAAAACTGACGTGAAAAACGGACGAAAAGATATGTTACCATGTGGAAGGTGCCCTGAATGTACGGCACGGCGCACTTCTGCATGGTCTTTTCGTTTAACACAAGAAGACAAAAGAAGTCTATCATCATTATTTATTACACTAACTTATGATAATTTGAATGTACCAATTACCAAACGTGGATACATGACAGTAAGTAAAAAGGATGTGCAGCTATTTATGAAACGTCTTAGAAAAGCAAATAAAAACAAATTGAAGTATTATTTAGCTGCTGAATATGGAGGCAAAACAAAAAGGCCGCACTACCATATAATCCTATTCAATGCAGACGTGCGTACAATAGCCAAAGCATGGAATTTAGGAGAAATACATTTCGGAGAAGTAACTGGCGCAAGTATTGGCTACACTTTAAAGTACATAAGTAAACCAAGTAGAATACCAGAACACAAAAATGATGATAGGACACCAGAATTTTCCTTAATGTCCAAGAGAATCGGAAACAATTATCTTACTGATCCTATGATAAGATGGCATAAAGCAGACCTTGAAAATAGGTTATACTGTGTTATAGACGAAAAGAAAATCACAATGCCAAGATACTATAAGGATAAAATATACACAGATGCTGAACGATTACGTATCAAATACCATCATCAAAATATCATAGCAGAAAAGGAGGAAAAATTAAACGCATCACGTCAACGAATAGACGAAATAGAACAAGCTAAAATTGCAGCTTTCAAAAAACAAATTCAAAAATCAAAACAAAATTGTAAGTTATGAAAATCAGGAACAAATGGAATTATAAGGATACAGATAAGAAAGAAAGATTTAATAAACCATCATTAACAATGCCCGACCAAACAATGAGCATACCTGAAATATTAGCAAGGTACGCAAGAGGTTTACCAATAACGCAGGGTAAAGTACCTATATACAACGGTGAAAATGATCCATTTGATGGAATACCGTATGAAAAATTAGATCTTTCAGAACGTGAAAACATAAGGAAACAAAATATTGATCATTTAACTGAACTTTATGAAAAAGTCAACAATCCAAAAAGCGAAGGCGATAACGACAAAAACCCCGCCAAGGAATCCAAACCCCAAGAAGCTAACAAAGAAACTAGTTCAGATTAAAATCCCATTTCCTATAACATGGGAAGAGTTAGAAAAACAATAGAAAAAAGGGCCCGACGAGTTTACTCGAGAGGCCTTTTTTTCTCTCCTGAACTTGTTCAGGAAAAAAAATTAGCATTACATTTACTTGATATATTAATGCTAATTGACACCAACTACAAGACGAGTAGCGAGAGTTCACGGAAGCAAACGAGTTAAACAGTTGGAAATCAATTAAATAACCAATAAAAACTAAAAACATGGCACTATTAGAAGCAGCAGTAGGAGCAGGCCTTAGCGCAATAGGTCAAGGAATCGGAGGTTTAATTTCAGGAAAGATGAACAAAAAGCAGCGACAGTGGCTGGAAAAAATGTACAAATTACAGCGAACCGACGGTTTAGCAGATTGGAACATGCAAAACCAATATAATGCACCATCTCAACAAATGGAAAGGTTAAAAGCAGCAGGACTCAACCCTAACTTAGTTTATGAGAGCAATCCTAATGTAGCCTCAGCACAAGTAAGACAATCAGATACAGGAAGCTACAAGCCCGATATACCCCAAGTAGATGGCGGCATGATAGCCAACGCATGGATAAACGCCAGACAAGCTGCACTACAAAGAAAACAAACAGAGGCACAAACCAAGTCACTCGAATCGCAGCAAAAACTTCAAGACGCACAAGCATTAGAATCCAATTCCAGAACGGCAAACAATACACAAGACCTATCACTAAAAAAGTCGTTAATGCAGTCAAACATTGAAGCTGCAGAGTTGCAGAACATGAAAATGGCAACAGAAACACAAGTCTTAAAGGAAAGGAATGCAAGAGAAGCTGTTATGCAGTCTCAAAACATAAAAGAATCAGTCGTAAGAATAGCGGAGATGAATTCACGCATTGAAAAAAATAAATATGATATCGAAAATGTACAAACAGCAATTCAATCAGGAAAATTGGATAATGAGTTCAAAAGGTTGGAGAACGATTTAGCTAAAAACGGAGTATTTAAAAACGACCCGATTTATGCAAGGATAGCCGTGAGGGCTTACGAAGCAATTAAAAAAGACTCCCAGAAAAAC